CACCGGGCACAGCCCCCTCGGGATCACCGGCTTCTACAACAACGCCAACGTGAGCGCCGTCACGGCCGACACCGGCTCGTGGGACATCGCAGGCACCGACGCCGATGAGATCGTCGCAGACCTCAACAAGGTCGTGCGCGCGATCATCACGGACACCAAGGGCAGGGTGAAGCCGAACGCGATCATCCTCACCCCGACGCAGTACGCCGCCGCGGACACGAAGCGCCTGCCGAACACCGAGATCAGCGCGCTCGACTTCTTCAAGAAGAAGAACCCGCAGATCATGGTTAGCGAGTGGGCGCGCGGCGAGACCGCCGGCGCCAGCTCGGTGCGCCGCCTGATGGTGGGCCGCATGGACCGCCGCACGCTCGAGGCCCTCATGCCGGTCCGGTATGAGACCTTCCCCCCGGAGATTCAGGGCCTGACGTACCGCGTCGAGGCCCACGTGCGCATGGGCGGCGTGATCTTCCGCTACCCCGCCGCGTGGCGGTACATGGACGGGTGCTGAGGTGAAGGCTCGCGTCATCAAGCACGCGGTCGACGGCGTCGCCATCGGTGGCGTCGTCGAGCTCATCGACAACCTCGCCAACCGCGCGCTGGTCGCGGCCGGCGTGATCGAACCCCTCGAGGCGCTCCCCGACGCGCCCCCGGCGAAGCCCTTCAAGGCAGCGCCGAAGGGCGACCTCCGCGCGGCCGAAGACCTCCAGCGCCGCTTCGACATCGCGTGGGAAGAGGCCCAGGGGCAGATCGCGAGCCTCCGAGCCGAGAACGCTGAGCTGCGCGCCGCGCTGCTCGCCGCGACCCCCGACGCCAAGCCCGCGCGGGCCCGGCGGGAGGGCTGAGCCGTGGCTGTGACCGTGGCCTCTCTGACGGAGCGCTTCCCCGAGATCGGGCCTACGCCCGAAGCCGTGGTGACGCGCGCTATCGCAGAGGCCACGCGTCGCACCTCCCTCGCCGCGCTGGGTGACCGCTACGACGACGCGGTCGCACTGCGCGCGATGCACCTCCTCGCCGTGAGCCCCCAGGGCCTCAACGCGCGCCTCGATACGAAGCCCACCGACAACCCGCTTCGCGCGAGCACCTACGGGCAGGAGCTGCTCGGCCTCCAGCGCGAAGCCGCGGGTGGGCCGCACATGATCGGGTGCGGGCCGCTCGCATGAGCAAGGTCACCGTCAAGGACAACGGCGCGAAGGCGCTCCTCGCGCGGGCCCACAAGCTCGCGGCGGGGCGCGTCGTGCGCGTCGGTGTGCTCGACGATGCCCCGAAGCGCGAGGGCGAGGGCGGCACCGGATCGCAGTCGCTGCTCGAGGTCGCCGCACAGCACGAGTTCGGCGCCGGGCGTATTCCGCAGCGCTCGTTCATCCGCGGCACGGTCGAGGCAAAGGGCGCCGAGATCGCCGACCTTCAGGTGTCCCTCGCGGGCCGCGTGCTCAAGGGCAAGCTCGACCCCGACCAGGCGCTCGAGCAGCTGGGCGCGAAGGTCGTCGGCATGGTGCAGACGCGCATCGCGGCGGGCATCGCCCCGGCCCTGCACCCCGACACGATCGAGAAGAAGGGCAGCTCCACGCCCCTCATCGACACGGGGCAACTGCGAAGCTCCATCACCTACCGGGTGGGCTGATGAACTTCGCCACCATCAACCCGGCCCTCTGCACCCTCGCCTCGAAGATCACCGGAGTCGAGGCGGGCTGCTGTGTCTTCGAGGATGCGCCGCGCCCCCGTTCGAACGGCTCGCTCGCGATCCTCTCGTGGGTGTCCCCGGGCGCCGCGGTGGGCATCGACGCGACGCGCTGGGCCTTCGAGTCGCACCCCGACGCCCCCCTCACCGAGATGACCCCGACCGTCGGCGGCGACCGGATCGCCGTGCTGCAGATCGCCGTCGAGACCACGGCGTCATGGACGGCCGCAGAGATCGCCGCCAACCGCGCGCGCACCCTCCTGCGCGCCCCCTCGTCGCTCGCAGCGCTCCGGGCCGTTGGCCTCGCGCTCGCGACGGTGGGGCCGACGACGCGCGCCCCGTACACCGCCGACAACCGCCGCGTCGCGCGCTCGCTCTTCGAGGTGCGCCTCAACGCCGTCGACGAGCAGGCCGACACCGACGGCCGCACCAGCTACATCGCCACGGTGGAGGTGACGGGCGCCGTCGTCGACCCGGCTGGCACCGACCTCCCCGACAGCATTCAGCCCACCATCACAGGGTGACCCATGGCCGACTTTCTCTCACAGCTCGCCGACATTCAGATCGACCGCGCCACGCGCACCCCCTCACAGGTCGGGTTCGGCCGGCCGCTCGTCGCCGCCTACCACACGAAGAACGCCGACCGCGTGCGCTCCTACGCCGACGTCAGCGAGCTCGTGGCCGACGGGTTCAACCCCTACGACCGCGCGTACCAGCTCGTGGCGGCGATGCTCTCGCAGGAGCCCGCGCCCCCGGTGGTGAGTCTCGGGCGCCGCGCGCTGGCGTTCACCCAGGTCGTCGACCTCACCCCGGCCGCGGCTCCCGCCATCGGCGACGTCACCACGGTGAAGGTCGACGGGCTCACCGCGACCTTCACGGCGACGGCGACGACCATCGCCAACGTCTGCACGGGCCTCGCGGCTGCGATCAACGCCCTCGGCGTGGTCAACGCCATCGTCGCGACGGGCGCCTCGAGCGCGAGTGAGCAGACCCTTGCAGGCGCCTCGCTCGACGGGGCCTCCGGCTCTGCGTCGCTGGGGCAGCCGCGCAACATCACGTTCACGTTCTCGGCGCACGCCAACTGGGACGCGACGACCGCGACGCTCAACGGGCTCGACGGCAACGGCGCCGCGCAGACGGAGTCGATCTCGATTCCCAACGGCGGCGACGCGACGGTGACGAGCACGAAGCGCTACCTCCAGGTCACCAGCATCGTGATCCCGGCGCAGTCTGGCACGAGCGGTACCTTCACCGTCGGCACGCGCGCGCCCGTCACCGCGGTGGGCAGCTCGGGCACGAAGGTGGTGTGCACCAGCGCCGCGGGCGAGCTGCACAGCTTCGAGCGCGTCACGGCGGACAACCTGCTGCTCAAGGATCAGACGGCCAACCCCGGCATCGCCACCGACCTCAACGCCATCCAGGACGCCAACGACGACTGGTACGGCCTGGTGCTCGACTCGCAGGGCGCGGCCGAAGTCGCCGCTGCCGCCGCGTGGATCGAGACGGCGAAGAAGCTCTGCGCGGTGCAGACCAGCGACACCGACATGCTCGCGTCGGGCAGCTTCACGTGCCTGGGCTACACGCTCAAGAACGCGGGCTACACCCGCACCACGCTGTGGTTTCACCCGAAGCTGGGCACCGCCGACTCGCTCGTTGCCGCGGCCATCATGGGCGAGGAGTTCCCCAAGCTCCCCGGCGCCTCGAAGTGGTCGTTCAAGGACCTCGCGGGCATCGCCTCGTACGCGCTCACGACGACGCAGCGCACGGGCGTCGAGAGCTACAACGCGAACCACTACATCGAGGCCGGTGGGCTCCCGATCACGTACCCCGGCAAGGTCTCTTCGGGCGAATGGGTCGACGTCGTGCGCGACCTCGACTGGCACACGTCGCGCCTCAAGACGCGCCAGCTCGCGGTGCAGGTGGCCAACGACAAGGTGCCCTTCACCGACGGCGGCATCGCGCTCCTCCTCGCCGAGGTGCGCGCGCAGAACACCGAGAGCGTCGAGGCGGGCGTGTTCGCCGCGAGCCCTGCCCCGACGGCAACGGCCCCCCTCGCGAGCGCCGTGAGCAGCGCCAACAAGGCCGCGCGCAACCTCCCCGGCGTCACGTTCCAGGCGACCCTCGCCGGTTCGATCAACACCATCGTCATTCGCGGCCGCGTCGCCGTCTGATAGGAGCCCCACCCCATGCCTGCACTCCAGCCGTACGACAGCAACGCAGTCTCAGTCGCCCTCGGTGGCCGCGCGATCGACGGAGGCCGCGCCGCGGGCAAGTTCGTCTCGACCGCCTTCGAGAGCGAGATGTTCAAGACGACCCCCACGGCCGACGGGCCCGTGGTGCGCTCGAAGATCAACAACGAGTCGGCGACGATCACGCTCACCGTCATGCAGACGTCGCCCGCACACGCGCTGCTCACCGAGCTCTACGCCGCGGCGCGGGCCTCGGTGAACGGCAACGACATCATGGCTTTCGAGATCCGCGACCTCAACGGCGGCGGGCTGCGCGAGTCGGCCGCACGGTGCTGGATCGAGAAGGCACCCGACAATGACTACGGCGCCGAGGCGGGCGAGCGCGAGTGGACGCTCAAAACCGACCGGCTCGTGCGTGCGGTGGGCACCTGATGCTCGCCGCGCAGGCACAGCAG